TTGAGTTCTGTGGTGTCTATGTCCTTGCGAATGTCTTTAGTGCTCATGTTGGTTAACATGGCATCTGTTCGTAAACTTGTTAGTTCTTCTGAAAGTTCTAGTGTGATATACACACCACTGAGTCCTTGCTGTAGCCAGTTAAGCGCGATGTTCATCATGACCAAGCTCTTACCTGAGCCCGACCCACCTGCAAAGATGTTGAGTTCGCCGCGACTGAATCCACCATACAGCAATCTATCCAGTTGCGGCCAGCCTGTACTTACTTGCCCACCTGAGTTGAAGTATTTCTCAATGCGAGCCTTAGGATCAGCAAAGTAGTCTGTGCCCATGTCCTTAGTGAGTGATATTTGCACTGCATCTTTGATGAGCTTTTCAACTGGATCATATTCACCTTTTTCCAACAAGTCAGCGGCTTTTAAAATAGCACGTTCTAGTTCTTGGCGTCGAGTAAATGCTTCAAACTCACCCATGAACCAGTCAAAGTGTCCTTCGTTCAAGTCTGGTACTGGTGCAAGTTTAACGCCTGTGGTTGCAGAGATCTGCATCCTGTCGGGCATGGTCTTGTGTTTGTCCGAGTGTTCTTTGATAAACTCAGCCGCTGGCCTCAAACTCCGATCAAAGTTTTGTGGGTTGTAGATGTTTTGAACACGCACATAACTTGTGGCGTCTTCCAGCATCATCTCTAGAAATAGTCTTTGGACATCAAGTCCATATTCTTTTAACAAAATTTATTCCTTGTTCCAATTTAAATAGTTACCAGTTTGAACATCGTTATCTGCCTGCTGTTCTGCCTGCTGTTGTGTGAGTCCTTGGCTTTTTAAGTATTTGATTTGTTGCGAGTAATTTGCAGGTTCAAAATTTTTCTTTGTTACTGTATCATATAACCACCTATCATACTCTATAGATTTAATTATCAGAGGGGTAGGTGGAATTCTAAGTATCTTTTCGTTACACCACTTTTTAAATCCTGTTGACACATGATACGGCGCTAGATTTAAAAGTTGTTCTTTTGTGTTGTCGGCAATGGTTGCGTACTGCTCAATCAACTCCACGGTTTCTTTTACGTGATTAACGTCTGTGTCTAACGGAATCCACTTAATCTTAAAACTTTTTTCTTTGCCTAAGTGATCAAAGATAGACATGCTATGAAAGTCTAGATAAGCTGCCTGGGACAGGAGCAAAAAAAACTGATCATTGTCAAAATTGTCCTTCAATAGTTTTTCAGAGTTGTGTTGATAGAACCATTCAATAATACCAATACGATGCTTGACCAATGGATCTCTGATATGTGAAAATACAACATCATTCTCCCAGTCAATATCGGTTGTGGTGGTTTCCGTCCAGTTTAATTTAGCAAAGATCTTTTTGTAAAAACTACAGGCACACTTGCTATGCACCCAATACACTAGTTTGCTTTTAGGATCTTTAAGGCACAACCACGGAGTTTCTGCGTTTGTTACTATGTTCATGCTAATCTCTTTGCTAGTTTTTTCTTTGCTAACTCTATTTTGATTTTACTTTTTTCTTTAGAGTTCATAATAGTTAGTAAAGCGCCTAGTCGTCCTAGTTTTATCACAGCATCATTAACATCTTTACAGCCTTCTGGCCACTCGGGTATACTTACCGCCCATCCCAGTTCCACAGCACGATCTACCAGTTCCATTCCTGCTAGGTCTTGATCAGGCACCACAGTTATATCTCTACCCAGATTACGTATCAGTCGAGCCTGTGCATCACTTATGGTGTTGTGCATGACCGCTACACCACCGATGCTGAGTGCATCAAATATGCCTTCTGTTACGATCACATTGGTCCAGTCTTTGTGCTGTAAGTCTGTACCAAACACATAGCCTGGTTGACTGTCTGAAATGAACTTGGGCTGACGGTTATCTAAAAATCTGCAGGTGTATCCTACAATTTTGTTTTCGTATGTGAATGGGACGACCACATGTGGGCGTGTCCAATGAACGCCATCATTTTGCGTCTGCACCATCATGGGAAAGTCGTTAGGCACACGTCTGCCCTGCACATAGTCCCAATGCAATGAGTGCTCAGGTGTTAGTAGCTCAGCAAATGGTGGCAGGTCTCGTTCTTCAAATGTAATGCCAGCCAAATGATTCCATGCCTGTTGCCGATCTTCTAGTATGCCATGTATGCTACGATGACGCAGACTTTCAAGATTGAGCATTTCAATTTCGTTGTCTGGCACACCCATCCACCCCAGCAGTCTACGAGCTTTGACACTTAAGGTACGCCCCATGATAAAACTGGCTGTGTAGGCGCAATTGAAACAGTGATAACTCCATCCTGCTTCGGCAGCTTTGAGTCCGGCACGGCCTCTTGTGTCTCTGGTACTACCGTTATGCTGACAGCAAACCGCATTGAAACTCAACCAACCAGATGGTGTGGGTTTTCTTTTTGCAGGTAGATACGCAAGGATGTCAAGCATCTGTACAGTATAGCAGATCAGCCGGACTAGATCAACGATATTGGAGATTAGTAATATAACCAGTTGAAATCAACACCTGCGCACAAACAGTGCCTTGGTATTGCAATGGCAAATATCCAGACCCACCGTTTGTGACAGTGATTGCACCAATTTGGCCATTGCCCACTGACGTCACAATGGCTTCGGCACCTGCACCGTCACCTAATATTTGTACTTTGGGCGGTGCTACATAACCTTGGCCACCATTGGTCACATTGATGGCAGTGACCACTCCGTTGGTTACTACGGCTGTGGCTTGAGCTTGTGATCCTTGACTGTTGTTGAAGGCAGCACGAATCAATGGATGGAATCCTACCACATTAAAATACTGGGTGGAAGTTTCATTATAAAATTGTGTACTACTGGTAACATCGTACCAAACTGATTCGTAGGTTTCAGCGGCTTGGAATTTGACTGTTCCGGTAAAGTGATCCAAGTCCATTTTGACTGTGGTTAGACTTTGGCCATTTGTGGGCATGTGACTTGAAAAGAATTCTGTAAGTTGAGTAGTATTCACCGGCTGTGGGTACAATGCCCAGTCTGGCCAGTTTGTGGGACCTGGTACTAACTGTTGTGCTTTGCCGTAGATTGTGGGGATGGTCAACATTTCACTTGGCACAAATGCAGGCAGCACACTATTCACAATGTTGCAATCAGCTCTAGCACCTGAATTGGCATCCACATACGCCGCTTGCACATAGTCTCCTGCTGTGCGCTGTATGCTGTAGCTGCCGGGTTGTGCTGTGATGTTGATGGTATCTTCATTGTCCAGCACCACTTTTACTCTGCCTAGTGTGGCGCTGAGTGTGACCATGGGTTTTTCAACCAACAACTGATCGCCAGTTTGATTCATCAATCTAAACACAAAAGAGCTGCCGGTGATGTTTACGGGTTTTTCCTCTTGATTGATAAATTCAAACAGTAGAACATTGTCTACGCCTTTGTTAACGGTTAATTGTTTTGCATACACTGGGTCGTACCTCGCTGTGAAATATCCACCACTGGTGTCAACTAACAAGACTTTGGTAATTTGCTGGTATAAGTAAACGGTGGTTGAATACATAGGATCCTCGAACAATATTTATGGGTAATGATATCTTTCAAAAGCTGGCGGTGAAATACCCGTTTATAACTCTGTGCGTTTACGCCAATGAAGAATATGTAGGTGTAGTGCAAAACAAAGACGATGCTGTCACTACCATCTATGATTTTGGTGCTGTACTAACACAAGATGCCAAGCTAGAATACCTGGAATTAGCAGCCACTTGGTGGTGGGAAAGCAATAGAAGCATACCTATAAACATCTTTTTGCGTGGTGAGTGGGACAAGTTCCGCCCTACACTGCGCACATTTTCCAACAAAGATCTTGAAATTTTACACGGACCAGCTTGCAGTTTGATGGACATTGCTCGCAAGAAAACCAAGCGAAAATCAATCACACTTGTGCGGCGTCTTGATTAAGTAGATTCATGTGTAGGGCAACAAGGGCCGCGTAGGAAACTGCGTGGCTTTTCTTAAATGTGTATCCGCGGCTGTCATCCCCGTTCCATACTTCGGCAAATACTTCTGTCCAAGGGCGATTTTGTAAGTGCGCTTTGCCCGGACGAATAACTGAAATAAACGCTGCCATTCTAGGTATGCTATCTGGTTTCATTGACGCCATCAAGTCTGCGTAATTGCCCACATGCACCAATTGACCGGCCCAGGCAGTATCAGTCCACAGTCTCTGCCAGGGAGGTGCGGCTGCCAACATCTCAGCATAGTGCGCAGGATCACGGATCAACTGATACACACTCATGTTCAATAGATCTATTTTAAAGTAGCCACGCTGTTCTGCTGACTCATAGTCTATGGCTGCACAGCCGTTGGGTATGTCCTGTGGAATGTCTGTTACATAGATGCCCGAATTGTGCTTGCGCACTTGACCTTGATGCAGTTGCCGTGCGGCAGTGTGCTGAATCAGTTTCAGCACAGCCGTTCTGTCCGGCACATCAATGTCAATGTCTGCACTCATTTTGAATCAGTATCACAAAGTGCAGTCACAACTTGCAGTTTTTCTTTGGCCAGTTGCACTGCTGCCAAAGCATCTGCCACTGTGGGATTCTTGGCCGCCAGGGCAGCAATGCGCCATTCTTCATCACGCTTGGCTCGTGCCCAATCCAACAGGATTTCGGCGTCTGGTGTGAGTGAGATCATAGGATGTGCTGAGTGAATCTGCTGCCACGAATTGCCATCGTTTACTTCCAAACAGTTCATGTTGGAATTCCATCGTACCATGCCTGCACCGCTGGCACCTGGACTGATGTATGGATTGGTAAACGAACCACCTGATACCTGAATATATTTACTGCCACTAATAGTTCTAATCATAATGCAATTATAGCCACAAGGCCAATGTAAGTCAACTGATGTGCCATCTGGTCCAGGCCCATGTGTGCCCAAAAGCTGGGATTCTCTTTATCTCTATTGCCCCAGTTCATTTTGGCCCAATCAATGTGATAGTGAGACACAGCGTCTATCACTCCCATCATAATGCTGGCTGGCCAATAGGCAGGGCCTACTACCAACCCCACACAAGCAGCGGTGCCAATGCCCTGTTTGAGACTGTGCCGCATGCCCAACCAATGTCCGTAGATGCCTTTGTGATTGACTTCTGTCATGCTTTGATCCACAAAGTCAATATACCAGTGTTTGATCTGTAGAAGTATTAGTGTTAAAAAAATTACTGTTGCCACGTTACCAACCTGCCTTGCTCAATATATCTTTTGCGTACTCTTGATCAGCAGGGTAGTTATGAAACTTCTTTTGCCACACATCTGAGTCAATGTAAGGCCATACCATGCTGATCTGATCAGGAGTGAGTTCGCCCAAGAACTGTTGTCCTGACTCTGAATTGTAAATCACCCAAGGTGATATCCTACCTGTTGTGACTGCATAGCACATGGCTGAAGTGCTGCCATATCGCAAACAGTCCTGTGGCTGTGCTAAGTTCTTCTCTGCCCAGTCCATTCCAAACTCCACAGCTCGTGCTAGAGCATCATTCACATTCTCCACAGGCAAATGCTGTATGAGATATTCTGTGTACAGTTGATCACTTGCCCAACGATCAATCTTTTTGTTGTTTTTCAGCAGCCACTCGAGAAACTGTTTGGGGTTGATAGTGCGTGTACTCACGCAATAGCGTCCAAACTTCACAAACCCACGATAATAAGGTGAGTCAGCAAAGTCATCAAACGTTTTAAGCCGGGCTGAGCCTTGACTCATCTCATAAAAGCGTATGTAGGCTTGAAAGCCCAGTTCCACACCACGCTCTGCTCGTTCCTGTCTGCGCCGTTTGGGCTCGCACACATGCACTGCCGCAGACGACTCTTTCATAAAGGTTTTTTTGCAAAATTCACAAGTGTAGCTCATCTTAATAGGTTACGATGTTTGATGTAGTCTGTTAAAAAATAATTTAGCTTTTGATGATGTCCGGGCATGCGATGTCGATATTGTGGCGGTGGCGGATAGTCACTCGTGATCACACTTTCTGGCACCTGTTGTTCCATCTGCCAAGGTATGCTGGCCCAGCGATAGCGATTCACAAACACCATATCATCACCAAACAAATCCAGTCGAGCATGATCCAGAAGTTCGTTAACATCATCATTGATCTGACGAAACACCAACAGTCGATGTCCACGACTCTCCAGCCAATATTTCAAGGATACCAATCGGTACATCAGATCTTCCAGCAAGTCGACAGCGCCACATGCATGACCAGCAAAATTAAGGTCAGCCCACTGTCGAGTTTTTTCCAAAGTCCATGGCCCAAGATATTTTTCTGTCAACTGTGATTGTGGATTACGCCAAGCACCTTCAAATTCTGGATTGTTCAAGGCAACTGGCAGTTCCCAACGATTGATAAATGTTATGCCCAGTATGTACAATGTGGGATGAGTGGTGTTGGTGGCTGCATGCTTGGCTGTGGTGCGAATAATTCTTGAATTTGAACTGCCGCCCAGTGCAAGGCTTTCACAGCTAGGCAGTCCTAATTGTTGGCAAAGATCATGGTGACCACTGCCCACAGCATATACTTCCATATAACTACATCCATTTACAATCAAATGCTGTATCATTTTTCATTACCGGCAGCGCGGTTGTATGCGTCAATTTCTTTTTGAGTGGTGATTGCTGCCATGACGTCTATCTCATCGTCTTTGTAGTGTGGATACATTGCCAGTAGTGCTTTGCGTTTGGCACTGAGCCCAGCTTGTTTTTTCTTTGGGGCAATCCAAGGATGACGTTGTGCGCCAAGATCTGGACTCACACTTGTGGCCATAAGCCATTGCAATTTTGGATGTTTGCTTACATTAAAGAAGTGCTTGTTTAGTCGTTCGTTGGTGGCAATTACATAGAACTCTTGAAGTTCTCTTGACCCTTCCACTGCCGACCCCCAGCGTATCATGAGATAGTTGGAAAACTTTTTACGCTCTTCGGCAGTAAGATCGTCATAGAATGATCTAACCTTGCGGTCAAACATCTTCATCTCATTGGCAATGGTCAGTTTATCCAATTTGTAACGTCTCTCTGTATATATTATGTTTGACAGGTAAATTGTCAAACCATTTTTCATTTCGATAATTGTCTTGAATCATTTGTTGAGCTAAAAAACGATACCAGTTGGTTTCATTATAACGTTGATTGCGCAAAGCGTCAATTGCTCTTTGCATATTAAACTTTTCAGCAAATTTTGACTGTTCTAACATGTTGATTAGAGCAGGACGATATTGATCTGGAATACTTCCTAGTCCAATCACAGAGTCAGCATTAGCCAATACTGGTTCAAATTGATCCAACGACAGCCATTCAAAATAGTCTAGCAATTCGGGCAACCACCAAATGTTAATGGCACTGATCACCGTGGCAATTTTAATGTTGCAATTTGGTTGAGTAAGGACCCATTGCAAATTAGACTCTACTGTGTTCCAGTCACTGCCACTGCGCACTATGCCAGCATACTTGCCCACAGCATCTATACTTGCATGAACATTAATAAGACTAAATGACGGCCATAGATCTTTCACATGTTTTGATTTGGCACCTAACACAGTCATGTTGGTGCTGTACATTAGTGCAGGGTTGGCACCTTGGGCAATTAGTTTTTCAAGCACTTGGTAATGTTGTGGGTTCAGCAGTGGCTCACCGCCGGCAAAATAAATTTGTTTGCACTCACTTAGATCCATGTCGTCAACATCAATTGGATTGTACAAACTTATATCTTCCACACCAGCTTCGCTTGACCAACTGGTGCTGAATCCTGGCCCACAACTGCGACACTTTAAATTGCAAAGATTGTTATTGCGAAAATCTAAAAAATTTATCTTGTGTGTTTTACAGTCTGTATCATAATTTTTGTACATTCCTCGCCAGCCTTCAGCATCTGGAGGACAAGAATTAGCACACTCTTTTGGAACTTCGCCGCGCAAGAACGCACCGCCAACAGTCTCAGTCATTTCTTCTCGACTGTTAAATGTAGTGCCGCCCCAGGCACAACAAGGAGAATACTTGCCGCCTGGCATGTAACTCACGCTGGTCCAAGGTGCTTTGCAATAAATTTTATTCATGAGTTTTGGTCAGTTTGTAAATCATTATAGCACGTTCTAGTGCGTCTTGTAAAGTAGGATTGGTACGAGCAGCTCGCCGAATCTCGCCCCATAGCTTATCTTCCATCATGTGATCAAGCAAGGGTCGGCCGTCACTGGTTCGTTTATCGTAGGATATTTGATGTCCAGTCACAGGATCATATCCATGCCCGACCAGCACACGGTCAGCAGGATCAGCACCAACCTCACGAGCATACACTTCATTACCGTTACGTTCGTAAATGTATGTGGCGTCTGGTTTAAGGGTTCCCATATTGGTAGCCGTATTGTAGGTGTGCCCAACGTAAGAACCTCTCTAGTCCTTCACGGTCGTTGGGATAACTTTCCAGATACACTCTGGCCAAGCGATTGATAATTTCAAATAGTTCTGGTTCAGTATAGGGCATCACCAAGCCTTATTATAGTCCACAATCTCGCAGTTACGGCTGACGTCTTTAACAAAATAAACACAGTCAGGATCTGCACCGTCACTTACAGGCACTGCCAGCAATTGTCCATTTTTAAGTTTGGGTGCATACCATGACACTTCGTGATATACGTCTAGGATTTCAATTTCAGGAAAGCTGGGACGGAAACTGGTTAAGGGATTGAACTGGAATACTTTGAACCCACGATCGTTGATTGATGTAAGTGGCAGCACTTCCAAGTCTCCGACGTCAGGTTCGCCAATTAGTATCTGCCAATCCATGGGCATCTTTATGGTATGTTCACCGATGCGTAACACAAGAGCAGGAGCATTAAAGCTCTCCAAGAAGATCAATGGTATAAAATGATAGTCAGGATCTGCAGGATTTGAATTGTCCAATATAGCAAAACGCATGTCATCTACTTCTTCGGGCAGATGATCTAAATCGTATGTAGCATTGTCTAGGGTAAGTATTCTCATGTTTGTAGTATATAGAAATTTTGCAGAAAAGTCAACTATTTTATCTTCATCCATTCAAGTTTTTCTTGAGTAAACGGATAGTTGGCTTCTTTGTAGAATTGTTTGCGCTTGGTCAAATGGCGCTTGGCAAATTTGCAGGTTGATGTTATGTCCCAAATCTGCACATGGTCTTTATCTTCGGCTTTTCTTATGCCGCGTCCAATGCTTTGGATAACGCGGACAAAACTTTTCCCGGGTTCCACAAGAACCAAATTAAAAATCCTAGGGATATTAATACCCACAGCGGCAACACCATAGGTAGCCACAATAATCTTATCAGTGCTGTCTGCAACTTCATCATATTCGTCTTGTCTATCTTTTGCTTTGGTTGCGCCTGACACAAACACCGCACGTTCACCCAGTCGTTCTACCAATTGACGACCACATTCAGTGCGATCAACCAGTACCAGAGTGTTGCCTGTTTCATTTACATGGCGTATGAGTTCACTCATGGCATCCAGTCTGCCAGACTCTTCCAACAGGTATTTAAGCTCGCTTTGGTAGTTGGCGTACTCCACGTGATCCTGTAACTGCACAATGTTCACATGACACTGCGCCAACACGCCTTGCTGTTGCAGTTCATTAGCACTGAGCTTGCTGATCACTGGACCCAAGCTCACCAATAATGCTTGGCTTTCAAACTTTTCTTTGGGCACAGTACCAGTCAACCCCCACCGAATTGGCACTCTAGCCATCACACTGGTCAGCAGAGTTTTGAGCGCATCAGCTTTGGCCATGTGTACTTCGTCCACCATCACACACACCACATCCTCGATAAAGTCCTGTATGGTCACATTGCCTACACCTGCTTTGGTATTCTTTAGCAGTACATTTAGACTCTGCCAAGTGCAGATGGTATGTGTGCGTCCGTGTTCTTTTCTGTCGCCAAAGTAAACACCCACATCCAGACCAAGATTGAGGTAGTCTTTTTCAGTTTGTGTGACTAGACTCTTGTTGGGCACAATCACAATTGACCGTCCATATGGCTCTATACTGGCACTCAAGGCTGCTGTCATGATTGTTTTGCCTGCACCTGTGGCCACTTCTTGTATGCATTGTGGATTGGTCAAAAAGTTGTTCACAATCTCCACTTGGTAGTCACGCAACAGGATAGGTTGCCCTTCTGCAGGATGTCCTTTGGGCCAAGTCTTGTGTGCAAATGTTTGTTCAGTAACTTGAGCAAACTCAAATGTAGTGGAGTATTCTCTTTGATCATCCAGTTCAATGTCATAGTTGTAGCGTTCTAGGATGGGCATGATCTCTGGCAAGAGATTGGTGTACGTGCTACCGCCCAATTGAAAGTAGCTGACTTTGCCATCCCATCTTCCCAGTCTCACTGCTGGCAAGTATCTTGCATAAGGTACATCGTACTTGAATGCATTGACCAGGGCCTTACGCACATCCAAGTCAATACCCTCTAGCTTGATGTTTACTTCATCTCGAATTTGTATGGTGCATTGTTTCATTGTATAGTAACTTTGAGCACCCTTTGTTGGCGTGCTATTTCTTGTATGAGTTGTTGTGGTTGTCCGGCATACTGCAAATCTGCCACGGGAAAACGCAAGGGTTGTGCTATTGCATTATACACACTTGTGATGCCATGGGCAAGAAAAAAATCTTGGTGTTGATCAATATACTGTTGCATGCCTGGCTCTTTGAAGCTTAAATCGTGATTGAAAAATGCCACATGAAAATCGGCACTGTAGTGACCAAACGGTCGGAATGCATCCTCACCTATGTACTCATCATTGTCGTGTGCTAGGTCCTCAACTGTTTTTCCAATTTCACAATAATTGAGATACACAGTTCCAAATTGTGTTTGCGTTTCGCCCCATTGCGCCAACTGAACAGGATCAAGTTTCTTTGTCTTGGGCATACCAAACCAAGTGCAAACAAATCTTGGTTTCACACCTTCGAGTACAGTCTCACATCTATGTACTGCCAGGTTCAATTCTGACAGTGCCTGTCTCACAGCAACTGGTGCCTGTTGCCAGTATTCTGATGTCTGTTGATCTAGCAGTCCATGGTAGCGTTCAAAAATGTTGTGCAAGTAATTGAGGCTGTCTTGGCTCCAATCAAACCCACGTTCAATAATGGCTTCATGTTGGTTGATTGTTGTGATACATTGCTCGATCATGATTTCGGCACGAATGCGCTCTTCCAATTGAGAGCCAAAGCCGTAAAATCTATCTGGATGATCCAATGGATAACTGCCGCGGGCTTGCATACGCTCAACCCATAACTCAGCAAGTGGAGTTGTTCGTATTTTAAATTGTAGTTCTAGGCCTTGGCTCAGATGTATCAGCAGGTGTTGCGGCATTATAACAGTATATACTTACCGCCGCAAAAAGTCAAAAAGACAGGTACCGTTTTACGGGTACCTGCCACAAAGCCCGGGCCGGAGCCAACCAATGCCCGGGATAACCTTGGAGGGTTATGCTTTTGAGTTGACTAAAATCTTAATCACGCTCCGTAGTATTCCAGGCACTTCACGGTAAAGCCTGCTTCACGCTGTTCATCTGCTTCGTACTCGGTATCCACCGAGTACAGGTACAAGTCGCCATCCCATATTTCATACATGTTAGGCTCCTGCTGGTTTCATAACAGTGGTCTCTGCAAGACGCTTCCAGTTCAACACTGACATCTTGCGCAAGTCTGCAATCTTGAGAGCCATACGCAAACTCATCTCACGCAAACGAGTTTGGTTATCGTTCATGAAGTCGATGATCTCGTCCTGCACACACTCTTCAAAGTCGTAGTCCTGGAACAACACACCGTCTTTGGCAATCTGCTTGATACGCAGGACCTTGTCACGCATGGTGTCAAGTGTCAAGTCCAAGTAGTGGCAGCGGCTTTGCAGTGCATCCAAGTGGTCCCGCAATTTTTGCGAACGCATGGTATCAAACTTCAAGTTGGTAATAAAAATTACCGAGCCCTTGAATTCAAAACTATCTGGAATGCCCTCATGGCGCAACACACGGCTGTCAGCCAACCAGGAGATCTTGCGCTTCTTGCCGGAGTCCAAGGCACCCTTCAACAAGTTCAGTGCAACGTCATCCAACAGGATTGAGTCGCAGTCATCAAACACCAACACACAATTGGGATCTGAATACTTGTACAGAGTTTGGTACAGGCCAATAGGAGTAGCTGAGCCTTTGACAACCTCGGCCTTAAGGCGTTTGCTGGCCAGTTTGTCAAACAAACAGGCCTTGTCAATCTCTTGCTCCACACCAAAGCTCTTGCCCACGCCAGGAGGGCCGCTCACAATCATAGCACGGATGTCACCGCTCACACAGGCCTTGGTCATCTCATGCAGGATGTCAAAACGCTCACGGATACGATCCATGGCCTGCTCGTCAGTCTCTGCCACCACAGTGGGCTTGAACTTTACAGTGTTTTCTTTCACAGTTTCTCCTGAAGTATACTCAATGTCTGAAATGTTTTCCACCTTGATACGAATGGTAGCAGGGCAGTTGGGGAAGGTACCATCATTTTGCACGGTGACATAGCCACCTTTGGCACCAGTTTGGAATCCACTCACAAGAGTGAACACTTGGTTTTGAATGGCCTTGTTGCGGTAAACGCCGCGAACGATACGAATTGCACTCATGGTTGGCTCCTTAGTGTGCTGTTGAACTTTGCTGTCTATGTGTGTATTATAGCAAATTGGCAATTATTCGTCAACCGGCGCAAACAACGCTTGGCCTTGTTGCATAAAAACAACAAATGCTTCCATTGTGCTTTCGCTGTATAGCATGCGACCGTGTTGTTTGATGTCTTGCAGAGTTTCCAACAAGGGCATGCCCAGGAATTCTGCTTCTTTTTGTAGGTGTTTGATTGCTGTGGCTATTTGCATTTGGGCTCCTTTTTGCTGTCTATGTGTGTATTATAGCAAATTGGCAATTATTGGTCAACCTTTGGAATTCATTTTATCTAAAATTTCTTGCGACTGCAATCGACCTAATACTATAGTATACATCAAATATACCAGACCCCCAATAGCCAGTGTGGCCACGGTGTACTGAAGCAGTTCCACAGGTGCATACTTTAGTAATACCTGAATTGCCACTGCTATAGCGACACCGGCTCCGACAATTCCTGCTGTTTTTACTGCGGCTCTAACACGAATATTCATATCTACCTTTCTTTGTATGCCACTATTGTAGCAGATCGGGAATTATTGGTCAAGCCCCGCCAGTTTGGAGGGTTATTAGTACTAAAGTACACAGAATTGTGTAGCTGTTCTGTGGGCACACCATGCTCCTTGTAGCCCTCTAGCACCATGTCAAAGTACCCATCTGAGGGCAGGCTGTCTAAGTGCCCAGGTTGCATAAAGTAAGTCATGGCGTTTACAACACGACCTTGATGTAGTACTTTTTTAGTACGACGATTGTAGTAGTGCGGAAATCCTTCTAGCATGTCCAGTGCTTCAAGGCACTTGGGCGTGATGGTCCATAGCACACCATCAACATAGCTATCAGGGCACTTTACAACATCCGCAGGACCTGCAAACCGAAACACATGGTCTAGCAAAACGGCACGACCGTGACTTACCGCGGCCGGGCAACGTTGGGCCATGCCTTGTGAGTTGGTGTTCATTCCATAAGCAAAGTATAACAAAAGTATTACCTTTTTAAGATTTCGTAAAATTGTTGATTGAGCGCATCCATTTCGCTCTGATCCACATAGAAATCAGTGCGGGGGTCATAGTAGGCGCCTTCTTTGTTGTCATAATACAACACTCTGCCCGAGAAGTTGAACGGGCCTTCCAGTCCAGCACGAGCACTATATTTGTCGCGCATGTTGTCGACTTCAATAACCTTGTAACCCATGCCAGACTCCTGTTTGCTGTTTAAGTGTTAATTATAGCAAAACGGGAATTATTGGTCAACCACTCAAAATTAAACCCAAAGTTGTACAATTTTGGGGTCGCGTACTTCGTGTGGTTTGGGCTGGCCGTGAAACACCATTACGCAGGTGTCAGAGTCGATCACAGCACCTGCTCCTGGCGAGCGAGGCACACGTATGGGAAAGTTGAACCCACCATCGGCAATTTGCCAGCGATAACTTTTGATTCGATTGACGTCAAAGTATCTGCGATTGTTGTAGTCAATTGTGGCGTTGAGGTAATCTTGATCTCCGTGATACTGCCGTACAACTTTGGTTACGTCTTCAGATTTAAATTTTTCCCATACATGTTGATAACGATCTACATTCCACCACATGATACTGCTGTTGATTCCAGAAAATGTTTCTTTTTGCAGATATCTAAAATCTTTAATGCACCAAAACTTTTCTGTGTCAAGATGTGTGATCCACGTTATGTCTCCGTTGATCACAACATCCAAGTCAAAATACAACAAATCTCCTGAGTAATGTTCAGGATTAAACAACTGCATTTTGTACCACCAGGATTTTTTAGGACCGCCTATACCTGGCCAATCTTC